CGAGTATGCATATTCATAAAGAATACGATGGGATATTCCCCCGTTGGAAGAATACGCTCATACAAAAGCTTATCACCCATTACTACTTCCATTTTGACTCTCTTTGTAGATATTTCAACATGTTGACATTCACCACTTTCAAGTAAATCTGCATGGGTTAATTCTTCTACCTTAGGTGCATCTGGCATGGGTACTTGTTGCCCGGAAGCTATTATTTGTTTCGCCGAAGCTGCTGCTTGTTGATATTGCTGAGTTAATTGAGTAACAATCTGTTTTGCCATCGCTGCGTCAGAAATTAATTGTCCATTTACCCGCCAAGCAGGTTTAGTAGTATATTCATAAAAATCATTTTCGGTGAGTAAATCTTCCCGATTACTCCACGATTCAAAGATGCGGAACATATTTTCTTGAACTTTATGATATCTTTCATAACCCCGTATATACTCATCACCCTTCCCGAAGGAAACAGTGGTTTTAGTTTCAGTATCTTCCGGGAATATAACTTCATTATCATCTTCTCGATTTGTTACAGGTCTATCAGTATCAAAGTTATCAGTTGACGCATTATTTATCGCTTTCTTATACATCGGGTATAAAGACTTCGCCTGATCTTTCGTAAACAAGCGGGAAACAATAATATTTTCTGCATCACTGCATGATCGCTCACGACTATTAGGGTCTACATATACATTAAGCGGGTCAATATCTTTAAGCATGACCTCACCCTTCCCCATATCTGCTTCGGGGTCTTCATACACTAGCATACAACCCATCCCAGTTACATAATAGTCGTCAACTATATTTCTCAGTATTTGGTCTCCATCTGATATCTGCCATATATATTCTAATAACCCATTAAGAGTCTGAGCTACCTTATTATCGCTATCTTCTCTAGGAGATACTCTAAACCCAGGCTTATTACTCGTAAGCATAGCCTTCGCAGCTTCTACGGCTGGATGAATTCTATTTACAACTATTGCTGCTTGCCCCCGCTCTTCAAGTGTCTGACGCTGTTCCGCCGTCCACTGCTTCCCGAATCTAAATTCCCTATCCTCTTGAGCGTGCGTTGCCCAAACATCTCTTTTTAGCGAATACGTTTTCCAGATTTCGTGAACGTCGTCTACTATTTTTTTAGCCATTATTGTACCATCCAATCAAGAATTCTTCTTTTAGTACTTCTTTTTTTCTTGCCATCCAATGTTTCCAATCTACATGGGACATACTTTTCAAGCGCAGTCCAAATTGCATCAAGAATATCATCATGTTTCCCTTTCGGGTATGACAAAAATTCTTGTTGAGCAGTAATATCCTGTTGCCTGAAGAAAAACTCACCCTTAGCTAACATTGGAACCAAAGAAAGTAATCTCTCTGATTTCCTTGTCCGCGGTTTCACGCCAGCTTCTAGGCCGGGAATATATATATTCTTTTCAAGCATAAGTTTCTTTACGGAACTACGCAATGCTTCCTGATATGCCACAGTTTCAATTTTCATTTTCTTGGGACTATACTTTTCAAAATACTCGATAATTTTATCAGGCTGGTACGCAGGGTCCAATCTACGGCGGAATATATCAACGATATACTTATTATTATCACTATCAACAGCGATGATAGCGATAACAAAATAGTCAGCCCTAATAGATAAAGAACTAGCAGGGTCCACCCCGGCATAGATGTCCACAGGTTTAATTTCTTTTTCATCTCCCCTTTCCTTCACCAAACAATTTTGACCATCAATATTCTCAAAATCATATGAATGTATTTTTATGTATTCTGGCTTAAACGGTGCATTATCCGGGCTCTGTGCTATATTCATATACTCCTGATAAAATCCATTAAGGTTCCCCACAGACTCATACTCTGATTTAATGCTAATAATTCTTGTTTTTGGAAATCGTTCAGGCCATATACTTTCTTCATCGTCATCCCATATCTTATACCAAAGTGTTCTCCACGCTGGACTTCCCTTAGCCCAATTAAGGAAACAATCTTCTGAAATTACTGTGCCAACCATAATAAGCCTCCCATCATCACTAAGGGATGGAATAACAGCCTCTGTAATCCACTTACGGTTTTTTACCCTACTCTCTGGAGTGAAGGCATTCAGCTCTGATTCAAAGTCATCAACAATAATGAGATTAGGACGAGTATCCCCTTCGATAAATCCACGTACCCGCTGACCGGTACCTACTGCTACTACTCGAGAGCCATTTGCCAATATAATATCATTATTAGTCCATCTCTTTGCAGTATTAGCGCTGAAATCCCCAAATGCTTCCCTGAATACACGAGATGTATCAAGATGGTATTTTATCCTACTCAAGAAATTAATACTTTGTGTTTGCGATTCTGATATAATTACAATGAATAATTCTTCATCAGGAGCTTTAAATGCAATTTTCCAAAGAGGAAAAATAAGGGAACATACAGTACTTTTCGCCGTACCACGAGGAGCAGCAATAAGAACTCGTCTTTTTTTCTTATTCCTTAAATTGCGATAAATCTCGTGATGAAAATCAGGTGTTTGCTTTTTAAGTGCCGAAGAAAAGCATAGTTTACCAAAAAGCCCGATATTTTCACGAAACTTCTTTAATACTTGTAATCGCTCGTATTTTTCTTCGTAATCCATTTAACCTTCTTCTTTTTTTCCTTCGGTTTGTACTTCTTCTTTTTCTCTGGTCTCCGATAATTTTTGTGGCTCATATTCACCTTCCGTGATTTTTGTTGCCTTCAACTTCTGTTCTTCTTCGTGAATTTGGTCTAATAACTTCCTAGTCACTGTGCCCTCAAGTTGATGAGTAGTCTTTACAACTTGTCGTTCTTTCATCCCATGCATTCCCTGAAGATTTTCTACCGCCCTCATTAGATTGGTAATATCTTTCTTCCCCTTTGCATTTTCTATTGTATCGGCTAACAATTCCAGGGTATAATCTTCTGTCATCCCATGTTTAGTTAAAAGTTTTGCCAATTCTTCTCTAACCATATCCCTAAAAACCTCCGTTTTCATTTTACGTTTCCAAGACCCATGTTGCATGCGAGTCAAGCTCCCGAGAGCTAAATCAATAGCCAAATCTTTATTCATTGTCTGTGCATAACACATTGCAAGATTTCTCATCTTCTCAGATTTTTTATTGGCTTCAAGATAAGGTTTCCCAGTGATAGTATGAGGCGTAATGCGCCCCTCCGCATTAAACTTAATTGTTGGATATTTGGGATTCCACATAAAATATCCCCATGGGAGTCTAATATAAACTGTTGTTTGCTTGTGATTATTGGGATATTCCTTTCTTTTGATAACCTCAGCACACCACCCATCATCAGAGAGTGCATAGTCGCCTTCGCATGCGTCCTTCCAATATTTGTATTTAATTTCTTTGTCATCACACTCTTCCTTCTTATATATCTTATAAGCAGTAAGGCCTTTATTCTTATGATTTATTGTTACTTCGTACATTATCAACCGAAATCGCCAGGATTTAGTTTCTTTGCTTCCCTCATAGCTATTTCAAATAATTCATCAGGTGTCAGGTCTTTAGCATTTATTTTGCTATTACTGAAGATCTGTCCATTCTCTGCTCCAATAGCTTGGTTCATCCAGCCATTGATGAAATTTTTGGTAACGGTTCCTGATTTTGTTGTTGGTTGTCTGTATAGATCTACATAATACCTTATCTTTTCCTCTCTTGATTGTCCGTAACGTCCTGTGTTAAAGAACTCTTGAAAAGTGCTATAATCTTTTTTGTATTCATCTGGTAATTTATTCCAATAGTTTTCAGTGGCTAGTTCTCTGGCTCTTTCTTCTGTAAGATTTTTAATATCTTCGTTTGGAAATGCTCCTTTAGAAATACCCCACTTCGTGCCACCTCCCCCATCTCCTTCATTTTCGTGATATTTACCACCGCCTTCGGATAGCATCAACCTTTCCCAGTAGTCATCAGGTATACCTCCTGGTTTCTCTGGTAGTTTCTCTGGATTATCTGGTTCCTGTAGCGAAAAAGGTACTTGCGAGTATTCATTATCAAAGATT